ATACTAAAAAAAATGGGGTCTGGGGACTTGTCCCCAGCGGGGTCCAGGGGCAGAGCCATTGGCCTTCATTGCTCTTCGACAATGATTTTACCCACACTTTTGCCCCTCTTACGCGTTCGACAGCTCAAACGATTCGACTTGACGCGAACGCGCGCTAGCCGGCGTGTGCAAGTTTGTGGGCGGTTCGTAGCAGGAAGGACCGGTCGTCCGGTTCGCAGCCCCGGTAGAGGCGCACGAGCGCCAGTTCGTCACCGGTGAGGCCGGCTTCGGCGGACTGGCCTTGCAGCAGATATTCGACCGTGGTGGATAGCGCGGTTGCAATACGGGTGATGTTGTCGCGCAACTGGCCGGCGCGGTCGGTTTCCCATTGGGCGATGGCGCTTCGGCTGACGCCACAGGCCGACGCGAGCTCTTCCTGGGTCATGCCCTGGCTTCGGCGCAGGGAGCGGATGCGGGCGCCGACAGTCTCATCTGGATTGATCACATTAGCACTTTGCAGGTTTTGCCTAACGGCGCCAGTTAATTCTCTTGACGGCGCTTCGTTAGTATATATAACGTCTTCCGGTAGTCGGAGGACAGCGGTGATGGTGGCTAAGGTGGAATGGTCGGCGGCGCTGGATGAGCGGCTGCGCGCGCTCCGGCAAGCCGGTCTCGGCTGGACCCTAGTGGCCGAGGAGCTGCGGCTGGGCCGCTACACGGTCATCGAACGCGGCCGGCGGATTGGCGCGCGCAGGCCCCGGCGAGCGGCCGGCGATGCCGATGCCGACGCGCGCGACCGGACAGCCTGGCCGCCAGGGCACCCGGTGACCTGGGGCGTGCTCACGGAGGGCACGGTGCTGGCCGGGCAGGCTTACCCGTATCCCGTTTTTCTCTGAAAGAACATAACATGAACGATAGCAAGGGACAGCATCAGCGGCGGCTGCAGATTCACCACGAAAAGCTGGATACCGCGTTCGTCATCTATCGCCTGGAGGAAGCCGGGGCGACGCTGCTGGCATTGCCGCACAGCGGACATTCGACGCGGTTGCGACTATCGCAGACGGACGTGGTTCACACGGCACTGGAAGCATATGGCTGGGACAAGGGACGTATAAGGCCGCCGGTGCCTTCAGCTTCGCGCATTACGCGCATGGACGAGGCAATGGGATGGATCGCGTTCATTCCGAATGAGCGATATGTATTGCGGCGCATATTGGGGGCGAGGTGTCTGGTTAGCCCGGTGACGGAGCGGCACCTTTATTCGTGGCGGCGATTGGGTGGCGTGCTGGGGGCGGACCACAAGGCTGTGCAACGGTGGCATGCGCAGGCGATCGACATGGTGCTGACCGCACTTCTGGCGCTAAAGCGGGTTGAGGGCGCGCGGATACAGGAGAGCCCGTGAGCTCGGGTAAGCCGGACAGGAAGCAGTTCTTTCTTGAATAATAGCAACAAAATTTCATGCGTTGGTTGTTACGGCGGCATGTTGCATTTCGGTTCAAAAGTTTTTTTGGTTCTTTTTCTCAAAAAAGAACTGCTTCCATCGCGCCCTAGCCGGGCGACGGCGCCAGATCGATATCGTATCGGCAGCGCGGCGTGATATAGGCGCCAGTGATATGATCACCCCGCAACTGACCGGTGAACCGCAGGACATAGCGCACATGATCCATGTCGGTGAGCTGGCGGGAGGCGGTAAATTCGGTGCCGGACAATGTGCCTTCCAGAACGATGACGCCATCCTTCGGGACAAACTGGATTCGCGTATTCTTGCGCAGCAGGATGGCGCGCGCGCTTTCATCACAAGCGCCGGCGCGGGGCATCAGCATACCCGTGTAAGTGCGCGTCGGGTTCAACGAACACGAGACGATCTGAGCCGCTACGAGAGGTAAAAAAGTAACCAAAACAACGCGATAGGATAAAACGCGAAAGGCGCGATTTTTTTCCTTGCCCACCTGCCCCATCTTTCACTATATTCCTCTTAACGATGGCGGTTTGCGCGCAGACGCTATTCACCGCGGATGCCTGGGTCGTTTTAGCGCAAACTCTATACGTGAGACTTCGGCGGTTATTCAACGAATATACCGCGGCGCTGCGCGCGAAGGCCCAGAGATGCAAGATGATCCGACACCGCTGGATATTATTCTGAGCACAATGCGGCATGCGTTTGCCGCTGGGCAGGCGGACAAGGCGGTGGATCTGGCGAAAGCGGCGGCACCTTACATTCACCCGAAAGCGACAGGGACAGCGGCGTCGCTGGATTTCAGCACAATACGGGATGAGCAGCTTGAACAGATGTGCGAACTCGGCGATTACCGAGCGAGCGCTGCGAACGAGAATTCGGAATAGTTTGATCGAATGGGCAACATTTGCCCTGGAGCCACGCGGACTGGCGCCGGCACACCACCAGATTTACCTGCTCGAGGCGCTGGAAGGACTGTCACGAGGGGAAACCAAGCGGCTGATGTTGCTGATGCCGCCGGGCTCGGCCAAGAGCACTTATGCAAGCCTGCTGTTCCCGACATGGTGGATAGCGCGAAACCCGAAACTCTCGGTTATTACAGCGAGCCACACCGCCGGCCTGGCCGAATATTTCGGGCGCGGCGCACGCTCGCTGCTGCTGGAACATTCCGCGCGGCTTAACGTGCGGCTGCGGCGCGACGCGCGCGCGAACGGGGGATTCACCACCGAATACGGCGGCGAGTATTTCGCGATTGGCGTAAACGGCGCAATTACCGGCCGGCGCGCCGATCTGGCACTGATCGACGATCCCATCAGTTCGAGCAAGGACGCCGACAGCCTGGCCGCTCGCGAAAGATTATGGAATTGGTATCGGACCGAACTTGTGCCGCGGCTGAAGCCCGACGCCAAAGTGCTGCTGGTCATGACGCGATGGAATACGGACGATCTGGCGGGCCGCCTGATGACGTGCGGCGAATGGAAGGTATTGCGGCTACCGGCACTGGCGGAGGCTACGGATTTGCTTGGCAGGACGCAAGGCGAGGCGCTGTGGCCGGAGTGGGAAGATCGCCATGCGCTGCTCGCGAAACAGGTGACACTCGGCGAACGAGGTTTCGCGGCCTTGTTCCAACAAGCGCCGCTGCCACAACGCGGCGGATTGTTCGATATATCAAAGATCAGGATCGTTGACACCACGCCGGATGGACAAGCGGTTCGTGGCTGGGATTTGGCCGGGGTTGGTGATGTGGCGGGCGATCCTGACTGGACCGCTGGCGTAAAGCTATTGCGCGGCGAGACCGGTACATTTATTGTTGAGGACGTGAAACGGGTTCGCCTCGCCGCGAGCGACGTTCCGCAATTCATACGAAACGTCGCACAAGACGATGGGCTTGAAGTCGCCGTAGGGCTGGCGAAGGATCCCGGGCAAGCGGGGTTGTTCCAATTGAATGTTCTTACCCGTGTGCTTGCGGGATTTCGTGTGGTTAGCGGCGCCGAAATGAATACGAAACTCCATCGGGCGGAGCCGGTGGCTGCGCAAGTGGCTATCGGCGCGCTGACGCTGCGGCGCGGCGCGTGGAATAACGCGTTTCTCGATGAACTCGCGGCGTTTCCTTTCGGCAGGAAAGATGACCAGGTGGACGCTCTGGCACGGGCCTTTGGCATTCTGTGCAACCGCACCCCGCCGGCACGCTTCGAAACAGTTATGTTCATGGGACGATAGGAAGCAAGCGGTGTTTCGAACGATTTGCGAACTTATTCCGAATGACAGGGATTTTCCGGCACGCACGCGCCGGATGGAAATTTTTAAGAGGGTGCTCGACGGCAGCATATACGATGGTCTGACCCACGAATTTTTCGAGGAGCGCACGGCGGGCGGGGACTATATTCCGCTACGACACAGGCGACCATCGGTAAAATACGCACTTGCGCGGATTGTTGTTGAGGACAGCGTGGCCTTGCTGTTCAGCGATGGTCACTTTCCGACTATAGAATCGCCTGATCGCGACGTGCGCGACGCGCTTGTTGCGCTGACCGGCGATTGCCGCATGAATACCGTGATGACCGAGGCGGCGCTACGCGGCAGCATTGGTTCGGCGGCAATTCTGTTGCGGTTAATGAACGGGCGCATTCACTTGCAGGTGCTGGATGCCAGCCATCTTTACCCGGTGTGGCAGCGGGATGCGCCGGACACTCTTGAGAGCGTGACGGAACGGATAAAAGTGACCGGCGCCGATCTGGTGCTGCAAGGGTATCGTGTGGCCGACCTCGGCGCTTTATACTGGTTCGAGCGAAGATGGGAAAAATATTTGGAAATCTGGTATAATCCATACCAGGTGGGCAGCGACCAGGCACCGCAGGTTGACGACGGAAGAAGTGTTCGCCACGGGCTGGGCTTTGTGCCGATTGCGTGGATACCGAATCTCCCAGGTGGAGAGGGTTTCGACGGCAGCTGCACATTCGCGGCCGCGATCGAGACTTCCATAGAAATCGACTATCAACTCAGCCAGGTGGGCCGCGGGCTTAAATACAGCAGCGATCCGACATTGATCATTCGCGAGCCGGTGGGTCTGGATACAAATATCGTTCGTGGCGCGGCAAACGCGCTGGTGGTGAGCGAAAAAGGCGACGCGAAGCTGCTTGAAATTGCTGGTAGCGCCACGCAGGCTGTGATAGATTATGTGCGAATTTTGCGCGAACTGGCGCTGGAAAGCGTGCACGGCAACCGTGCGGATGCAAGCCGGCTGGCGACACCGGCCAGCGGCCGCTCGCTGGAGCTGATGAACCAGGGATTGTTGTGGCTCGCGGACAATTTGCGCGTGAGCTATGGCGAGAACGGCATTGTCGCGCTGTGTCGCATGATGCTGCGTGCGAGCCAACGATATGCCATCAACGTTAACGGACATCGTATTCCCGCCGTTAATCCAGAAGCTACTGTGACGTTGAGATGGCCGGACTGGTATCCGCCGGACGCTCTGGATCGTCAGCGTGACGCGCAGACGATTACCGGCCTGGTTCAGAACGGCCTGCTGTCACGCGAAACAGGCCTGAATGTTCTTGCATCGAGTTACGACATCAAGGATGTGAGCAACGAGCTGATTCGCATGAAGAACGGGATCTCAGATGACTGAAACGAATGACGTTGGCCGGGCCGATGCGGAGTTGCTGGCATTACGCGAGCGCAACTCGTGCCTGGAGGCTGAGTTGCAGGAAACCCGGGATACGGCCGACAGACGCTTCATTCAATCCGAATTGAAGGGCGAGGCGCTGCGCAGGGGCATTATCGATCTCGATGGATTGAAGCTGGTTGATCCGCAGGGATTGAAGATCGGCGCGGCCGGAGATGTGCAGGGCGTGGAGGCGGTTGTTACGAAGCTACAAAAAGACAAGCCGTGGCTTTTCTCACCGGGTAATTCCAGCAGCCTGGCGGGTGTGCCGGCGAGCGTGCCCAGCGGCAACAAGCAAGCGATCGACATGTCGCTTGCCGAGTGGCGGGCGGCGCGCGCCGACCTGCTTCGCCGGAAGTAGCGGCCTGCGCCGTAGCCGCATCGGGCAAAGGTTTTTTGGTGCTTTTTTTCAAAAAGAACTGCTTTCTTGCTGACTTGTCTTCGATCCGGAGACGCGTCAACGCGTTTGAAGCTACCATCGCTTTTGATGACGGGTCGTTGATACGCCGATTAATTCAACGCACGCCCAAGACGGCAAGAATACTGCACCGCATGGCCGCGGTTTTTTCGAACTTCTTGTACTGAGGTCTTCACATGGGAATTCAAAATTTTCCGGCAGCGTTGCAGCCGATCATTCAGCAAGGCTTTTTGGAACGCGAGTTCCAACAGGCCTTGCAATCTCGCCTCGGGTATCGCGCAGTGGCGGACCGCGAGGATTTCGCCGTTGGGATTGGCGAGACGCTCACAAAGACCCGGGCAGGCTTGCTGCCGGCGGTGACCGTTCCGCTCAATCCATCGGCGAATACGAATCTGGATAATGGATTGACGCCGGGCGGATGGAGCGTGGAGCAGTATACGCTGACGCTATACAACTACGCATCGACCATGGATCTGAATGTCGTCACTAGCCGCGTCGGCATTGCCAGCCAGTTTCTGCAGAACGCTTATGTGAACGGCGAGCAGGCGGCACGCAGCCTTGACGATCTTGCCCGCAACGCGCTTTTCAATGCGTATTTCGGCGGCAACACCTGGGTGCGAACGAGCCTGGTGAACCCGGCGAGCACTATCGCTGTCAATGATATACGCGGATTTCAGACAGCGTTCGTATATGGTGTTCAGCAAGCGGTATCAAGCTTGAACCCGATATCCGTGACCATCGGAACGGATGTTTACAGCGTAATTGGCGCGGTGGCGGACGTAACCAACGTATCGGTGACGCCCGGCGGCATATCCGGCGTGTTGACGTGCAGCACGAGCGTTTCGGTGGTAGATGGCACCGTGGACAATAGCGTGATTGCGGCAACCGCTTCACTTATTCTGCGCCCTAATGGCAGAGAAAATACGATGCTGCTGCAGTCCGGCGATACGCTTGCGATGTCGAACGTGCTTGATGCCGTCGCGAATTTGCGGGTGAACGCCGTGCCGGACATTGATGGCGCTTATAATTGCTACCTCGATCCCATCAGCGCGCGACAGCTTTTTGCGGACCAGGATTTTCAACGGCTGTTCATAGGCACTACCTCCGCGATTGAAGTTTTCAGGCCCGGGCAAGGCGTGGTTAATGAATTCCTCGGGTTGCGTTTCGTGCTCACGAACGAGTCTTATGTGCAACCATCTTTAAACGTTGCAGGGGCGGTTATTCGTCGGCCGATCGTTGTGGGACAAGGCGCGCTTATCGAAGGCGACTTCGCTGGCATGGCCGCGGATGATGTGGCGCCGGACAACTCCATTGTTTCCCTGATTGACGGCGTGTGCATGGTGACGCGTGAACCGATCGACAGGTTGCAGCAGATCATTGCACAGTCCTGGTATTGGATCGGAGGATTCTGCGCGCCATCAGATACGACAACCAACAGCACGACAATAGCAACGGCGACAAACGCAAATTTCAAGCGTGCTGTGATGATCGAACATCTCGGATAGTTTTGGTTGCCCCGAGCCTTGCGTATCGGATGATGGGATCGGTGTAAGATGTTTACGGATCAACAGAAAACCGATATTCGCCGGCATTGCGGCTATCCTGCATATGGTGCGGCGCCGGAAGGCAACATGGGGTGGCGATTCTTTACCGCGTATGGTGCGCTCGAGTATCGGATGAACAATTTGAGCCCAAACGAAGAAACGGTGACGCTGACCTATATTGCAACTCTCAGCCAGTTGGAATTGGCGGTGCCAATGGCTACAGAAAATCTTGACAGCGATGCCGCGGCCGGCTGGCAGCATAACCGTTATGAAGTTGCGGACAGATTGCGACTTCTGGACAGTTGGCGCCGGCGCCTGTGCGCGTTCTTGGGCGTTCCTCCTGGCGAAGGCTTGGGACAAGCCGGTGTCACCTGGGTGGTGTGATGGACGGCGCAAATCTACAAGACCTGATCAGTAAGGGTTGGGGCGTAGCCGCCCGGCGCGTTGGCATTCCGTGTAAGGTCTATCGGCCGACGCAATACGCGAACCCGTTAAGTAGCCGTAACCGCGTCTATAAGCTAAATTGCTGCTTTGCTCCTTTGGCTGGGGTGGCCGTGGGCGCCTCGGGATACAATGGCCAGTTATGGCGTGGCACGTTCGACTCCGCGTATACGATGCCGGGAGATTACTTGCAGACGCCGCAATTTGTATATTTCATTGCATCCCAGGTTTCACTGCAACCGATCATTTGCGTGCAGACCAATTCCGTGGTGACGATAGAGCGGCCACGACCCGCGCAAACCGGTACTTATAGCGGGTTTGTCGCCGTGACATCGTTCGAGGTGATCAGCGAGTGGCCCGCGCTAATGACGCCGGTATCGTTCCGCATCCCTGGCACCTTACCAGAAGCGCATTTTGGGGTTTGGAGCTGTTTCTTACCCCTATTGCCCAATCCGCCAGCCGTTGCGGATATCTTGAGTGACGATTGCGGTCGTCGTTTCGTTATCGCTTCGGCGCAGCTGACGGCGCTGGGTTGGCGGGTCGGCATGAGGCAGGTTGACGGATAGGCGCCGGTGCGATTTCTCGTCTTGAAACATCGCTGAGCAGACAGACTGTTTGCCGCGGAGGGTTATTGATGTCTGCTGGCGCACTGCATGTTGTGACTGCCCGGTTCAATCCGATTCGGTGGAGCACGCCGCATAGGCATTTCACCGATTGGGTGTCACATGTGCTTGACAGTGGTGCGAGACTGACCGTTGTGGAGGTTCAGTATGGCAAGGCCGCATTCAAATGCGCAATGCCGCATGTAAATCATATTGGTTTGCGCGCGGATAGCTGGGCCTGGAGCAAGGAGTGCGCCATCAACGAAGGCGTAAAGCGGTTGCCGGATGCGGAATATATCGCGTGGGGCGACGCCGACATCTGGCATAGAAAATCCGCATGGGCACAGGAAACGGTTGAGTATTTGCAGCATTATCGGGTTATGCAAACCTGGAGCAGCGCACTTGATCTGGGTCCGAACGATGAATTGATTGGGACGCACAGATCATTCTGTAGTCGATATCAGGTCGGAGCGCCGCTGGTTGCCATGGGGCCGCACTTCTGGACGTTTGACGGCGGCTACGAAACCTATCCGCATAGTGGCTATTTTTGGGCGTGCCGCCGGGAGTTCC